GATTCTATGGATGTAATATAATTAAAGTTTATTATATTCTTTTTAAAGAGAGCCGCAGTAGCGGCTCTTTTTTTATATTTATCTACGATAAACAATATCGGTCACTATTGTTTTAACAATATAAAAACGAGGAAAATAGCCTCTATGGATTGACCACTGTAGTTGTATCCTCATAATGTCAAAAATTTTATTAAAATGGCACAAAAAAATTTAACACAATTAAAATCAACAAGGAATTTTGAGCATGTACTAGATAGCTTTGTTCCTTACAAAGGAAGATTAACCCCAGAAACAATTTTTAAATGGGATTATCTTACTTGTGCACCAGTAATGATCTCAAACTTTGGTAGTTCAGCACATGGTGTATTAGCAGATGGAGATCAATTTAGCGCAATATTTCCAGGATCAGATGGTCAATATTACACAGCACACGCAAGTAACGTAGGAGCATTTACCGCTGTAGGAAATTATTTTTCAACTACACTTGGAGGTAGTGCTACAGTAGATACAAACTCTATAGTAGGAGGTTTAAATTTCCAAGGAGATGACGAAACAGCAGACAACTTAGGTGTTGAGATGGTTTTAGGTGGTTCTCCTCAAGGAGGCTCAGGAAATAAATGTACAATTGGTACTCATTCTATGACTTTTGATGCAACTTTCTATAGTGCAGATTGGACAGATCACGATGCTGTTACAATTGGATTTAGAAAAGCAGGAGCAGCTTTCGAAACAGGTCACGGAGCTGTATTAGCTGCGGCTTCAGGAGATCCATTATACACTGACTTCGTAGCATTTGGTGTTCAATCAGCAGATGATGTACAAATTGCAACTGCATTAAATGATGCTGCAAGAACTTACACTGATACAACTGAAGCAACAGCAGCAAGTGGAAATCACAGGTTTAAAATCACAGTAGATTCAGCAGGTGCTGTAACATATCAACACGTTGGTGCTGCAGCTATGGACGCAGGAACATTAGCAGCTGCTTCTGGAGCTCCAGCTTACTCTTTTGATAGTGGAGACGATGTTGTACCTTACATTGTTGTACAAGGTACTAACCAAAACTCAGGTATTTACTTAAAAAGTGTAACAGTAACACGTTCACCAGGAGTAGCTTGGAGTAATAGTTAATAATTAGCTTTATTATCTTTAAAATAAGAGCCGCAATAGCGGCTCTTTTTTTTATATGTATAATCAAACGTTGCATTATATGACTAAACAAAATATAGACAAAAAACCACCAAAGGGTTCTATAAAATTTTCACTTACTTTATCACAAGAACAAAAGAAAGCAAAAACACAAATATTAAAACACCCTTTTAATTTTATTGTAGGTAAAGCAGGAAGTGGTAAAACTTTATTAGCTGTACAAGTTGCATTAGATCAATTTTTTAAACGTCAATATAACCGTATCATCATAACTAGACCCACAATATCCACGGAAGATAATGGATTTTTACCAGGGTCAGAACGGGAAAAGATGGAACCGTGGCTTGTGCCTATTCGTTCAAATATGCGAAAGATTTACAATAAACCAGATATATTAGAACGTATGGAAAAAACCGAACAAATTGAATTAGTATCATTAGCTCATTTTAGAGGAAGAACATTTGATAATTCAGTTGTAATAGTTGATGAATTTCAAAATCTAACTCGTTCACAATTAGCAATGGCAATAGGTAGATTAGGTAAAGATAGCAAAATGATATTTTGTGGAGATTCATACCAAATTGATTTAAAAGATAAAAACTACTCAGCGTATCATGATATGGCCAAATTAATAAATTCTGATTATGTTTATAAAGCAGTATTAGAAGATAGCCACAGACATGATGCTATAGATAATCTATTAGAATTACTGAACGGTTATCATTAATTTTTCATATTCTTTTTATATTTATACCCGAATAACCTAATCTATTTTTAAAATGGCAGAGATACCTATTTGGACGGGAAACGCAAATTTTAATGTAGGCCAAAACCCTACAGCATTTGGATTTTATGATAATGATACTGATTTCCAAACAGATGCACCTAATGTAGCAAAATGGTGTGCACAAAGGTTAGGATATCCTCTTATTGATGTAGAATTACAAGATGTCAATTTCTTTACAGCTTTTGAAGAAGCAGTAACAGAATATGGCACTCAAGTATATCAATTTCAAGTAATAAACAATATAGGAAATCTTATAGGTTATGAAACAGGTTCAATACATGAGGATGGATTTAACCAAATAATAATATCTGATGTTTATGGTACTACAAATGATAGAAGTGGTAACGATATATCATCATATTCAACTGCTTTAGGAGACACTAAAGTATATTCAGCCTCATTAAGTGTAAAAAGAGGAACACAAAAATATAACTTAATATCAGCTACCCCTTCTTATGCTTCTGCCTCCATTACTTTTGGGAAAATAACCAGTGGTTTATCTCATTCTGCATCAATTGCAATAACAGATACAAATGGAACTAAAGTATATTATAGAGCTACTACAGGATCTTCAGGAGCAGGCCATATATATAATGGGCCTGGACAGGCTGTTACTCTTACAGATCCAAACCATCCTACACAAAACGAGGTCCCTAATATGATAACAGGGTCTGGAGAATTTCGTAGATATATACATGCTAGTGCAAGTAAAGGTGAATTCGTAACAGGTAGTTATACAGCCACTAATGAATTAGGTGATATTGTTCCTGGTACGTCTTATGGAATGGGTGGGATAAATGGAAGTGCAAATGTAGGGCATCTATCAGCGAGTTTTGATTCTTTTGTTTCAACTCTTACACACCCATTTGGCCAACATGCAAAATCCTTTAATATTACCACTTCTTCTAATGAAACGTTAACTGAATTTACTATTAATATTACACAAAGAGTAGAAGGAACAGGAGGAAATACGACTATAGAATTAGATGGTTTTGGAACTAATCAAATAACAAAAACGGATTTTGGGGGAGGAGATTCTGGACTAAGTTTTGAAGTATCAGGATCCCAGATACAGTCTAAACAAAAAAGAATAAAAATAGAAAAAATATACCACTATGCTCCAGCAGCTATTAATAGATATTTTGACCCCTATGCAGGTACTGGTACAGGAATTCAATCATTAATGCAAACTTTTGGATTTGGTAATTATTCTCCAGGTGTAAATTTTATGTTAATGCCTATGTATTTTGATGCTTTAAAATTACAAGCAATAGAAATGAATGATAAAATTAGAAAATCGGCTTATCATTTTGAATTAAGTGGCAGAAACTTAAGACTATTTCCTATTCCTACAAAAGATTATACACTTTGGTTTGATTATACTATGGCTGATAGTTCTAATGATTTAACTACAGGAGCGGGTCACTCATCTGGAGATGTTGATGATGATGAAGAATTCCCAAGAAATTTAATAACAGACCAATCTAATGTTCCTTATAAAAACCCAACATATAGATTTATAAATGCTATTGGGAGACAATGGATTAGGAAATATACTTTAGCTTTATGTAAAGAAATGTTAGGAGGTATTAGAGGAAAATACCAATCTGTACCTATTCCTGGAGATGAAACAACTTTAGACTTTTCTAGATTATTAAGTGAAGCAGCAGCTGAAAAAACGGAATTAATAACTCAATTAAGAGAAGACTTAGATTTAACAACAACTGTGTCTCAAAATGAAAGAAGTGCACGAGAAAGTGAATTTGCTCAATCAGCTTTATCATTTGATAATCCTTACCAAATTTATATACACTAATGATTAATTTATCAAACATATTATATGAAAATCTAACCAACTACAGTGTAGAGGTTGATTTATTTATAGACTCACAATATAACACATATGATATTTTAAATGAAATCAGAGCAGTAAAAGGAATAACAATTGTAACTATTATAACCCCAGAGGATTATTCTCAAACAGGAGGAGATGAATATATTAGATTAAGAATAAAATTTGTAACAAGGGGAGAAGCTAAGGATATGTTACAAAGTTTTTTAGATGATGCTTTAGCTACTAGTCCGGGACCTGAAGAAGATAATATAAGAATACAAGGAATAAAATCAATGAAATATAGAGAAGATACTTTAAAACAATTATAATGGCATTATTTGGAAGAAAAAGAGATATAGACCTATTTCATACTATTAATAGTGAACTTTTAAAGGATATAATCCAAACGGAAGTAGCATATTATAAGTTTGCTTTAGAACAAACAACATCTAATGTTTATGGCGAATCTATGGGTAAAGTTTATTATGAACCCATGAAAATCGCGTGTTTAATCAATAGAGATGACCAAGCATGGTCATCCGATGATTTTGGGTCTGATGTAAATCAAACCATTGGTTTTAGTTTTTTAAAAAATGAACTTGAAAACATAAATTTAGTACCTGAAGTAGGAGATATATTACTTTTTAGAAATAATTTTTATGAAGCAGATGGAAAAACAGAAAATCAACTTATTATGGGTAAAGACCCAGAGTATACTTTATCAACAGAAACAAGACACTTTGGAAATAGTTTTTCTATAATATTAAGTACCCATATTTCACGAGTAGAAAAATTAAATCTAATACCTCTTAGAGGAGGGAAATATCCGATTACTAATAAAATAGATGGAGGAATAGCAAATACATAAAATGACAGATAGAAAAGACATAAACCCAAGAAGACCAATACCTTCTTCACAGTATGATAAGTTAAGAGCTAACTTATCTGCTAACTTTAAAGATGGGTTTCCTGCTGTAAGTGAATTTCCTCCCCCAGATAATAGACAAGGTATTAGTAAAGGAACACATACTACTCGTAAAGATGATAACGTAAAAGATATATCTATAGGTTTACAAGATCATGATGAAGCTATAATGTATTATTTTAATGAATTTATAAAACCTTCTGTTATAATAAATGGAGATAGGACTCCTGTTCCTATTATGTATGGTTCACCAGAAAGATGGAAAGGAGTTCAAAAAGATGGGTACTTTAGAGATAAAGAAGGAAAAATACAAACACCTCTTATTATGTTTAAAAGAGATAGTGTTGAAAAAAGAAGAGATTTAGGAAATAAATTAGATGGGAATAATCCTCAATTATTTTACTCTTTTCAAGAAAAATATACAAAAAGAAATCAATACGATAATTTCTCTGTTTTACAAGGAAGAAAACCCACAAAAGAAATGTATAAAGTAGTAATACCTGATTTTATAAAATTAGTTTATACATGTACTATATGGACTGATTATGTAGCCCAAATGAACAAACTAATTGAGATGATTAATTATTCTTCAGACACATATTGGGGGGATCCAGAAAGATTTAAGTTTAATGCCCAAATAGATACTTATAATAATACAACAGAAGTAGCTCAAGGAGATAATAGAGTTGTAAAGACTAATTTTGGTTTAACTATTCAAGGATATTTAGTACCAGATAGTTTAAGTAAAAAGTTAGCTAGTGATAGTATGAGAAAGGTATTCAGTAGATCTGTAGTATCTTTTGGCACAGAAGTAGTTTCATCAGGAGTAGAAGATACACAAAGAAAAAATAGAGACAACTTTAGAACACAAGCACCAGTAGCTCAAAAGATAGAACAATCAGGAACTGGAGTAGGATTTCAGATTATAGGACAAGAGGCAAATGGAAATAAAATACCAACTTTAGGAATATCAGGTGATGTGACAATAGGAAACGCTACTATAGGTAGTACTTTTAAAGTAGGAAAATTCAAAACATCTCCTGGTATGGATATAGGAACTGACTTCATAATAGCAGCTAACGACGAATAAAAAATAAAAAAATGGCAGTAGTAAATAAACAAGTATTAAAATCATATTTTGAACAAGGTGATATACCTACACAAGGTCAATATGTAAATCTTATAGATTCAACATTCAACTTATCTGAAACTGGAGCTCAAATAATAGAAGGTACTCTCCAAGTAGCAGTAGCCGAAATAGATGTATTAGATTTAAAAAAAGCACATTTACCAGGTATAGGGATATCTAGTAATGTTGATGAATCATTAAGAACAGGAGCTAAAGTAGGCTCATCATTTCGAATTGGTAAATCTTTAGAAGTAGTAGGAACTGCATCTTTAGATTACTTATTAGTCACTGGAGGTGCTATAAGTGCAAGTAATGGAATAATAGCTAATGATATAACGTCTTCAAAACATATAAGTGGAAGTAAATTAATAAACACTCGCCAACAGTTTATTCACCATGGAACTATAGCAGCAGATGATGGATCAATAACAGGTATGAGTATAGAAGAAGGATTTACTATTGGTCCTGCTTTAGTTATAACAGGAAACATAAGTTCAAGTGGAGATGTATCTTTATCTCAAGAACTTTTTGTTGGAAAAAGTATATCAAGCTCCCGTATAACATCATCTTTTATAAATCTTCCCTTTGACCGTGATCCGGCTAATGGAGATGGTGGTTGTATTATGTTTGGAACAGGCTCTAGATCAGATAATGGTACGGGATACGTATTCCATGATGGAACAAACCTAATACTAGGACATTCTGATACTGATATAGTTTCGATAAATGGAGTTAGTGGTAATGAGAATGTCCAAATTTCCACTAAAACTACTATAAATGGTACTCTCC